CCAACGATTGGAGTATGGTAAATGGGCTTATTCGATCTGATTTTTAACAGGAAACAATATGAAGCAAATGAAGCGTCTATCACCCTAACGACACAGGGTACTGGATTCGCTGAATTGCCTGACGTTAATTACAGCAATTATGCGAAGGAGGGCTACGAAAAGAACGAACTCGTCTTTGCTTGTATCAGGGAAATATCAACGTCTGCGTCTGAAGCACCTGCCGTTGCAGTGAAGCAGGACAGCAACCCACCAGAATTTGTGGAAAGCGGTTTGTTATTTGACCTGTTGGAACGACCCAACAATTATCAGACCAGATATGAATTGATTGAATCGATCATTACGTATTTGCAAATCACAGGGAACGCTTATCTTTTCAAGGAACGGTCTGGCAGTGGGCTGAATGGGATATACTGCTTGCGACCTGACAGGATCAAAATAGTGCCGAATAAATATTATGAATATGAGATTGACGGCAAAGTATATAATATACCTTTGGAAGATATAGGGCATATCAAGTTCCCAAATCCAACAGATGACCATTATGGACTTTCACCATTACAGCCACTGGCACGAATTGTCAACCTAGACCTAGACGCTACCGATTTCACAAGGACATTTTACAGGAACGCAGGTGTGCCGTCTGGTCTGTTAAAACTCAAAAGAAAAATTGCAAACAAGGATGAAGCCAACAGGATCAGGACAGCATGGCGATCACAGTTTCAGGGCATAAGGAACTGGCACAGGGTGGCGATACTGGATGATGATGCGAGTTACGAGGCGATGGGGTCGAATATGGCAGACATGGAAATGGACAGCGTCAGGGATTTGGCTGAAAGCAGGATTTGTTCTGCGTTGGGTGTTCCTCCTATACTGGTCGGTGCAAAAGTAGGTTTGAAAACCGCTACATATTCAAATTATGCACAGGCTAAAGAATCATTTTGGGAAGAAACATTATTACCTCTTTACCGCAGGATTGAGGATTCTTTGAACAGGATTATTCTGGAGGAAATGCCAAGCATCCAGAACAGCGAGAGAATCATGTTCGACTTCAGGGATGTCAGGGCTTTGCAGGATGACGAGACTGCTGTCTGGAATCGAAACTTAACAAAGGCGAAAATGGCACAGGTGCTTGTCCTTTCAGGTTACGACCCACAGCAATCGCTTGTTCTTTCAGGGCTTGAAGAAATAGAGCATCTCGGCATTCCACCGACATCATTACAGCAGGAAAGCGGTGGAGGACTGTTAGCGTTGACAGGGGGAAGCGTAAAGGCACTTCCCGAATCGAAGCAGGATGTGCCGTCGCTTGACAAGGTAAGGCTGACCCAACTTGCTCGGCGTATAGCATCAGAGCAAAATAAATTAGGGGAGAAATTCATCAAGGAAATCGAGCCAGATATCAATGCTTATTTTACGAGGTTATTAAATAAAGCTGATTCTGTTATCGGCAGAACTTTGTCGGATGACAATTCGGAAACGAAATCACCGACTCCACCATTCAATGCTGACAACCTTATCCCAATGTCCGCAGACGTAGAAATCCAGACGATGTTCAGACCTTTGCATATGAGGATTATCCAGTCAACTTTCAACGTGGTCAATTCTGAAATGGGTGCGGTAAATGCCCTTGCGTTTGAAGAAACACTGCCGTCTGTACAGCACTTCTTGGTACAGGGGTCAACGAGGGTTACAAAGATAAATGCGACTACCAGAAATAAGATTACAGAAGTAATAACAGAGGGAGTCAACAGGGGGTACGACTATAACCAGATCGCCAGAGGTGTTAAAGGGGAAAATTATAATGGAGTCAGGTCTGTCGTTAAGGAGACTTATAAAAACAGGGCTAGGGCAATTGCTAGGGCTGAAGTTGGATACAGCCAAAACAATGCCTCTTATGTGAGATACCAGAGTGCAGGAATTGAAAAAGTTTATATAACAGATGCAAGGCGAGGAACAGATCACGATGACATATGCTTGGAGGTTGCGGATACAGTTCAGCCATTGAGTTGGTTCTCAACTAATATGCTACAGCATCCTAATTGTTCACGAACCTCTGCACCAGTAGTGGAGACATAACCATGCAAAGAAAAACATATATATCAGAATCAAAGATCATCAATGAAAGCGAGGGGCTTGTAGAAGCGTTTGTCAATTCGATGGGCAAAGTGGACTTGGATGAAGAAGTAATCGACATCAAAGCGTTTGACAAGTCCATTGAAGATGGCAGTGTGTCCGTTGCATGGTTTCACAACCAAGCCGAACCAATAGGGAAAGTCATAAGTGCCAGTTCGGTGTTTGAGGGCAAGGATGAAGATACAGGAATGGATGCAGGAAAACTAAAGGCAGTTATGCAGTTTAATTTAGAAACCCAACGAGGCAGAGAGGCATTTTCGGATGTCAAGTTTGGCTCGGTGAGTGAATGGTCAGTTGGCTTTCGGGCTACAGACCATGATTTGGAGGACTTGGCTGACGGTACGAAAAAGAGGGTCATACGTGATCTTGACTGGGTGGAAGTTTCACCTGTCATGCGTGGTGCATCACCCGAAACAGAAACCGTTGGAGTAAAGGCTGTTCCCGACTCGGAAGAAAAATCTGACTTGGATACGGTAGAAGTTGAACGAATTGAAACAGAAATCGAAATATTAAAACTTCAACAGGAGTTAAATAAAAATGGGTAAAGTAAAAGAACTTCGTGACGAAGTACGCACCCAAATAAACGAAGCCGACAGGTTAGTTAAAGAGGGTGATCTTGAGGGATCAAAGCGTGCTATAGAAGATGCGAAGTTAAAGGCAGTTGAAGCTACCGATTTAGAAAATGCAGAGACTCAAATCAAAGCATTGAAAGGTGAGTTCAACAAGCCAACAAATGCTGTTCCAGTAACAACGGAAGAAGCAAAGACATACAACCCTGAAGATAAAGGTAAGGAATATAAAACTTCTTACCGACCTGCAACTTGGGTAAAAGGAATGCCATCGGCAGTTCAGCCAAAGTGGGTCAGGGATCAGATGGGCGATAACGAAAAGGCAGAAGAACGTCTTTACAAAGAGGCGTTTGTAAAATGGTTGCGTGACCCAAGTCCTAACGCAGGACACTTTTGGACAAAGGCATCTGCTGATGAAATCAAAGCCATGCAAGAGGGTACTGATTCAGAGGGTGGATTCTTCGTTCCAGAAGATTTCAGGGCAACAACCGTTCACGATCCGGGTACTCCGGGCGGTGTTCACCGACCACTGTGTACGCAAATAACGACTACACTCAAAGACGGATATCTTCCGACTATGGGTTCTTCGTCTGTTGCTGTCATTGCGGAAGAAGCGTCTTACGGCGATACAACTCCGACAGTTGGTCAGGTATCTTTCACAATAAGAAAGGTCGGAACATCAACAAAGGTTTCACAGGAACTTCTTGAAGATTCTGCTGTTAACCTACCTGCGTTGCTTTCGCAGATATTCTCTGAAGCATTCGGAAGATATGAAGATGAGCAGATAATCAATGGTGACGGTACATCAGAAATTCAGGGATTGCGTGCAGTTGTAACAGACGGTACGGATTCAGATTCAACGACTGCTGTTTCCATAAGTGATATTCTTACGTGGTACTTTGATGTACCTGCACAATTCAGAGCCAATGCAACATGGTCAACGACCAGTTCATTCCTGAACCAAGCACACGCGTTGGATGTTACTTCTAACAAGGGTGCATTATTCTCGCCACCAGTCGAACAGTTGCTTGGGAAACCTATTGTAACGTTTGATGGAACTGGTTGGGATGATGCAACAGCGATAGCCACTAACGAAGAAATCGGTGCGTTATATGATTTTAGAAACTACTACTTGATTGACAGAATTGGAATGTCCGTTAAACGTGACGACTCAATTTATGTTGCAAATGACCAAGTAGGTTTCTTTGCTCGTAGGCGTGGCGATGGTCGAGTCGGACTTGCTAACGCAGGTCGGATTATGAAAATCCAATAGGAGTTAGTTATGCCGAAATTTAGTGACTTAACCGACAGGATTACTACAGTGGTTGCACTTGCACCGACAAGTACAGGTGCAGGAACTTCAACGACTGACGGTGTTGACCTTAACGGTTTCACCGCTTGTGTATTGGAAGTCCAATTAGGTGCGATGGGCAGTAGCAGTACGGTTGACGTAAAAGCACAATCTTCAGCAACGTCTGGTGGAACTTACGCCGACATTACTGATGGAGCGATTCCACAATTAACACAGGCAGGTGGTTCAGCGGGGGACAATAAGAAAATTAAAGTTACTCCTGTACTAGGTCAGAACTTTGTACGCGCTCACATTACTGTGGGAACTGCGGCTTCGACAATAGGCGTTAACATACTAAAAGACTTGGATGCCAGAACCTAATAAAAGGTTGAATGACGGGCGGGGTTAACTCTTTCTCCCCGCCCAGATTTCAGAAAGGAATAATATATATGGGGAGCGTAAATGTAAAAGTGAAGTGTGTAATATCCAGACGGATTGCGGATACTGATTATCAATTAAATCAAACGTACACGATGACGAAAGAACAGTTTGAAAAATATGCTGACTGCTTTACTGTCATTAAAGAAGTACAGCCGAAACAGTCTGCGAAAAAAACAGAGACAAAGAGAGTGGCAAAAACTGAAGATAAATCAGGATAATAAATGGCAACAATATATCATACTTACGCTGATACGAATTTATTTAGAGAGTACCTTGCAGGATCAGGTCATGTCGCTGACTGGACTGAAGATGCAACGGTTATCAGGATTCTGCTTGAATCCGTATCACAACGTATTAATCAGTTCGTAGGGAATAGAAGTTTTGGGGTATCTACAGCTACTCATTCTTTTGACATCGGAACTGGTGCTTTACGTAATGACTCAATTGAAAGGACTGGCAATGAAGTTGCTCGCCCTGATTACTGGGCAAGCCTTTCATCGGGTGCAGGTCGCATACCGTTGGATGACTGGCTTCTTTCACCGACAACGGTAACAGCATATGATGGGTCAGCAAGGGGTTCTTCTGAAACGCTTACAGAGGGAATATCAAACGATTTTCTGCTAGAGCCATATAACAGAAGCCCAAAGAATTTATTAAAATTAAGCGAAGAAACATCAAAGAGTTTTAGCGGTGGACAGCAGACATTAACCATTCTCGGATCATGGGGTTGGCAGGATGAGAAGTCAACTGCGATAAGTACATTTGATGCTATAGGTAGCACAACAACCACTAGCTTATCTGTTGCTTCTGGTGCATCAACGTATGCAGGATATACAGTGTTGGTCGATACAGAACAGATGTATGTTGAATCAGTATCAAGTAACACATTGACTGTTGTCAGGGGGGTAAACGGCACTACATCAGCCACGCACAGTGGTGGTGCTTCATATTATAGATATTTATATCCATCGGATGTGGTGGACACTTGTTTGGAAATAGCACGTAACAGATGGCGATCAAGGGAAGTGGGAACGACGCAGTTAATCGGGTCGGGAGATAACCAGATGACAAGACCGCAGGAGAGTGAAAGAACCCTGCTCAAACGGTTGAACTACTACGTCGCAGAGATGGATCAGGCAGGGGTGTTTTTCTAATGCCTGTACAGTCACGACATAAGTCAAATGCACAGATCGGCATTGACGTAAAAATGGAGGGGCAATTAATGTTGGGCGTGCCGAAGCAATTAATGCTTAAAACAGCAAACGACATTATAAAGCAAATATCTCTTTTTGGAGAAGCTGATGTTAAGAATCAGTTATATCCGGGTCATGGTTACAGGTATGGAAATTTACAACGTTCCATTCGGGGTCATTTAGTAAAGGACTTGCATGGGCAGATAGACCCCCACAAGGTTCACTATGCCGTATATGTGGAGCATGGCAATGGCAGGGGGTTCAAGGGATATCATATGTTTGCAAATACGCAGAAAAAAATCAACAAGAAGAATTGGCGTAGAGTAGTGGACAAGGCAATCAAGAGGAATTTGGAATGAGTAGGTCTGGTGCTTTGTCTACCATAGAAACAATTTTAAAGGCGAATAGTGATCCTGACTTCGACATCGTTTTGAGACATGAACCTTTGTCGATTGCGTCGGGTGACAGGGTAGCGTGTTTTTTCTTTTCGGGAGAAAGTGAAAAATCAATGACACTGGGCAATGTAATGGTGACGCAGGACTTTATGGTTCGGTGTTACTTCAGGGTTCAAAGTTCGATACAGGGTCGTAATGCAACGGAACTGGAACTGTGGAACGCTTGCAGGAGTGTCCAGACAGGGCTTCGTGCAGACTCGCAATTAAGCGGTAACTGTAGCGACATGACAATAGGCGATGCGGAAATAGGATGGACTGATATCGGGGGGAATACATTTAGAACATTATCACTTCCACTTGGATTGGTAGAATTAGAAGCAGAAGCAATTGCACCATAGGAGAGCAACATCATGGCAAAGAAAACAGGACTAGGACATAATTTCTTTATAAGTGGATATGACCTTTCGGGAGATGTTTCGGCGATAGACAACTGGTCAACACCTGTCGAGTCTGTTGATGTTACAAGCATCAGCAAATCAGGAATTGAACGGTTGCAGGGCAGGGTTGATTTAGATGCCTCGTTCAGTTCGTTTTTCAACGACGCTTCAGGGCAGGAGCATATTGCATTAAGGAATTATCCTGCAACAGATCGAAATGTCTCATGGACTTTCGGAAGTGCAGTTGGCGACGTAGCGGTGGGTGCAGTAGCCAAACAGGTGGATTACCCCATGACAAGGGGAGCAGACGGCTCTCTGACCACCACAGTTCCAATGTCAGGCAATGGTGTAATAGCTGAGTGGGGCAATTTATTATCGGCAGGAAAGATCACCCATTCGTCTGCCACCACCGTAGCGTCAAAAGATGATAGTGCGTCAACATCAGCAGGAGCAAGTGCAATGATTCAATCTATGTCTTTATCATCAGGAACGGCAACCGTGAAAATTCAACATTCTGCTAATGATTCCTCTTGGGCAGATTTAATAACATTTACCAATGTAGCGTCAGCATCTGATAGTGGAAGAACATCGGAACGAAAAACAGTTTCAGGTACGGTAAACAGATATCTTCGGATAATAACATCAGGAACATTTAGTGCTTTGGTTTTTGTAATTCATTACAGGCGAGGAACAGCCCAAGATAGGGTTGCTTATTAACACATGAAAAATATACTTCGTCAGAATATTAGTACGGCAAATAATTTTAGTGCTTCCAGACCTCTTACAACCCATTGGAGAGAAGCGTCGTGTAAAGAGGTGGACTGTCCGCATTATCTTTTAGGTTGGGAAACTAAAGTGGATGTTTCTACACCTTTGGGAAAACAGCAGTATGAGTACATACTTCACATGAGTGGAAGAAAAGGAAACGGAAAGAAAGACGGAGATATTATTACGTTTAAATTTTCACCAGAACAGAAATGCTTCAGGTCGCATAAATTACCCATTGAAAGAGAACCTATATTATCGATTCAGAATGGTTATGACAGACGCATTACAAAAACAGGCGAATGGCATGACGAGATGAATGAAGCCATACACAAGCGTCAACAGGATGTTGGCAGATAAGGAGTATTATATATGGCAAAAGAAACTGGAATTGGATTAGCAGTCGCATTTGACGACAGCGGTGGTTCTGCGAGAACCATATCCAATGATATAACCAACTTGGACTTTAGCATTCCAAGAACCACGCAGGACACGACAGGTCTTGACAAGACAGGGATGGAACGATTGTTATTGTTAGCAGATTTCAGCACCACGATCAATGGTGTTTTTAATGATGCTTCTAATATGTCTCACGACGTATTCAAGACAGTTGCTTCAACATCTGTGGCTAGGACTTTGACGATTACCGTTAGCGGTCAGACATTACCTAATGAGGTATTTGCGACTGATTACGCTTTGACAAGATCAGCAACTGGGGAATTAACTTATTCCGTTCCTGCTGTTCTTCAGAGTGGTACAGTACCGACTTGGGCATAGGCATGAGTTGGAAACCAAAGGACACCAAAGAAACCCTTGAATTTAAAGACGGTTCGGCAGAGGGTCTGACAATTCATTTCACAAAGAAGATGTCTATAAGGGAACTCAATAAAATTCAGAAATTGAATGCCCAAGACAATACTTCCGAAACAATGAAACTGTTGTGCCAGATCATTTCGTCAAAGATTATCGCTTGGAATTATGATGGAGTAAAACCCACCGCTGACAATCTGATGGATATGCCTTACGATGTAGTCTCTGAAATCACTTCACAAATGATGGAAGCAATCGTAGGAAAGACTGACGAAAATTTAGCCGTACCGTCACCGAATGGATTGAATTTAGGGGAAGCGTCAGGAGTGACGGTTCAACCGTAGAATTACCGTCTGATATTGCGACGGACATAACGGTAGACGCTATGGCGAAAAGGTATGGTGTGTTACCTACTACCATCGCAGATAGTGATGTGGAAAATATAAGGGTATTTAATATAGCAACGGAAGTTGAAACGAAAGTAATGGAAAAAGAACGTGGCTAACCAAGTCAACATAGTCATCAATGCACAGGATAAGGCATCCCAAGCATTAGGTCGTGTCAGCGACAAAGCTACGGCAATGCGTGGTACATTTACGAAAATGGCTGTTGCAGGTGGTGCAATTGTTGGTGCGTTGGGCATGGTCACGAAATCAGCGTTGGATCAGGAAATAGGAATCAACAAACTTGATTCGGCATTAAAGAATGTTAATACTTCATACGCTCAACAGGCAGAAGCAATTGAAAAGACCATCAGGGCTTTACAGGATAAAACGAATTTCGGAGATGAACAACAACGAGAAGCACTCACAACTTTAGTTCGACTGACAGGTGATTATGAAACGTCTTTGCAAGCGTTGCCTGTCGTTATGGATTTGGCAGAGGGTGCAAGCATGGACTTTAAAGGTGCGACTGTCCTGATGGGAAAAGCGTTGACAGGTGAAGTTTCTTCCCTTTCACGCTACGGCATAAAACTAGAAAGTACAGCGACAGCCACAGAAGTCCTTACTAAATTAACAGACCAATTTGGTGGATCAGCAGAATCAGCACGCGATCCTCTTGTTGGATTACAGATGGAAATGGGTGACTTGGGGCAGGAAATTGGCGATGTTTTATTGCCAGTGATCAAACAGGTATTGGAAACGCTTATCCCAGTAATAAAGGGAGTCGTTGAATGGTCAGATAGGAATCCCGGATTAATGAAAACGATAGTTCTGGTCACAAGTGCCATTGGTGGCTTGTTGTTAGTGTTTGGGATATTGGGATTGGCTTTGCCACCAATCATTGCAGGGTTCGGTATGTTAACGACAGCGACAGGTGCTTTAACTATCGCTATGTCTTTAAACCCTGTTGGTGCTGTACTTGTAGGATTATCTGCTTTGGCATTATTAATTCCAGTTATCATCAGGCATTGGGATGGGTTCAAGGATTTGATGATAAGCAGTATAAATAAAATCATTGGTGTTTTTGAACTTTGGTTTAAATGGTTTAACCCGATTATTGGTAGTATCAATGCTTTAATCACAGCATGGAATTACTTTAATCCTGACAATAAATTAAAAACTATAGAAGTAAAATTGCCAAGAATAAATACCGAACTCGATTATATGGTTGAAGTAACTGACAAAGTTACAAAATCACAATCCACATTAAATGACACCATGTCAGCAGGATTTGATGATATGGAAGAAAGTGTCGGTGCTGTAACGACAAGCGTTGGAAAATTGAATGACGCAGTTAAAGGAGTCGGGAAAACATCAGAAGAAGTGTTACATGAATCTAATATGGGGTTCGTTAAATGGGGCATCAGCATGGTTGGTACTTATGGCGAAAATATAAATCATTTCTATGATGAATTAATGTCGGCAGATGATCGGCGTATGGAGGGCATAAAAAGACGCAGGGCAAATGACCTTGATGAAGAAGTCGAACTTCTTGATGAAAAACTTGAAGTTAATGAAAAGTATGTGGCTGAATATTTTGATATGTATGAAGAAATGGCAAATAAAGTAGCAGATGTTGTTAATAAAGCACATGAAGAAATGGTGCATGATACAGTCAATCTACACGAACTGATAGGCATGGATGAAAATGTACTTCCGGGTGCAGGTAAAGGATTGCCAACGCTTGGAACAGGTGGCAGGGGATATACGATCCCTGTCGGGGGATTATTTAATAGAGACAGAACCAAACGATTAACACAGGCAGGGCTTCAAATGTGGGAAGCATTGGGAACAAAGGACAAATTTGGAAATCCGTTGGGCATGAATCCAAGTGAAATTTATCAGGACAAGTTTGCAGGAAAGTATTTCCAGAACGTTATAGTTTCACAGGATTTGGCAGGGGTTATAAATGTCCAACAAGTAGGAAAAACAATAGCGGAAAAACGTGGCGACGCAACAACTTTTTCAGGCACAGAGGAATACAACCTTTAAGGAATAAATTATGGCAACAGGAGCATCAGATTATCCAACCAGTTTAGACACTACTTCAAATCAGCCAGTAGCAAGCACGCTTGTGTCCGCTGAATTAGACGGTGACGGAACTGCCAACAATATTCACTCGAATGTTCATGGGGTTCATTCTACGGCTATTGTACAACTCGAAACGAAGATAGGTACTGGTGCATCTACGGCAACGGCTAATAAGGTGCTTCGTGCTACAGGAACAGGTACTTCCGCATGGGGTCAGGTAGTGTTAACGTCTGATGTATCAGGAACATTGCCGACGGCTAATGGAGGAACAGGAACGACTGGGGCGATTTCGGTAGGTGGAGGGGGAACTGGAGCAACATCGCTGACAGATGGTGGAGTCTTGTTAGGTTCTGGCACAAGTGCAATTACACCAATGGCTGTTCTTTCTGACGGTGAGATGATTGTAGGAAACGGATCGACTGACCCTGTAGCAGAAAGCGGTGCAACATTAAGAACATCTATTGGATTAGGTTCAGTTGCTACAAGAGATACAGGGATCAGTAATAATAATATTCCTATCTATACATCGGGGGTTGCCGATGATGATTTTTTACGAATTGACGGAACAACAGTAGAGGGCAGAAGTGCATCTGAAGTCCTATCTGATATTGGTGCAGGAGCAGTCGCAGGAAGTAGTAGCATTGCGACTGTTGGAACTGTTACTACAGGAACATGGCAAGCAACAGATGTTGGAGTTGCTTATGGGGGAACTGGAGCAAGTACGGCTACGGCAGGATTTGATGCTTTATCCCCAATGACGGCAGAAGGAGATATATTATATGGAGGTACATCTGGGACTGTAACAAAATTAGCCAAGGGTTCTGATGATGAAGTTTTAACTCTTGCGTCAGGAGTGCCAAGTTGGGCGGCGGCAGGTGGTGGTGGAATAACCCATGCGTCAAGATGGTTATATGGAACAGCAACAGCAAATGCGGCAGGTTGGGCGCAATTAACGGGCACATGGACAGAGTGTAATTCATATGCAAGTGGTGGTGGAATAATAGGTGCTTCAATGTCGGTATCTTCAGGAAAATGGACATTCCCTGCTACAGGAATATGGTACGTCGCATTTACATATGTTGGCGTTGGTGCCGATGGTAGTTTTGGTGGAGGTCAAATCGGGGGTTATATTTTGGATACCAATGACGATTGGGGAGCAGGAGAAGGAGTTTATCATTCGAAAGGAACTATGACCCTAGCGTCAGGTTCTTATCCTGTAGATACGATAACGATGTCAATGCTTTTTGATGTCACAAATGTCTCGAACAATGAAGTAATGTTTGCGACGTATGCAGGTGGCACAGATACAGAAAGTGATCCAAACGCAACGCAAGCAGTATTTATAAGAATAGGAGATACATAGAATGACATTCCCAGACCCACCGACTTTCCCCCATGATGTAATGGAGGAATATCAACTTAATCGTCTTAAAGAATATCCGTCAACAGGAGCGCAACTTGATATGATTTTTTGGGATCAGGTTAATGGAACAACTACGTTCAAAGATTTTATACAAGCGATAAAAGACAGACATCCGAAACCATAGGAAAGAGAATATATCATGGAAATTAACAATAATGGAATTATGCCAAATCTGGAAACACAAATTCAGATCACCGAAAACGATGTGCAGGGAGTAATGAATGAGCATCCGTTATTTAAAGTGATGGTTGAAAATAAAGCATTGCGAAGGATCATAGAAAATCAATCTCAACGCCTGAAAGATGTGCAAATCGAATTGGAAAAATTCCAAGACCCAAAAAAACAAATTGTCCCTCCATTCTTGGATGACGTTCCAAAGTCGAAAGTAGAGAAGAATGGCTAGGGGATACGATGCTTCGTTATCATGGGATTACAATATACTCTACGATGGAGTTGGAGCAGGGTTTGCATCTTATGGTGTTTTGGTGGATTGGAATAATGATGGGGATTTTAGCGACGCTAATGAAAATATAACCGATGACGTTCTTTCCATTTCGACGGCACAGGGCAGATCATTGGCGTCACAGATTACAGGAAATGCCATAGCAGGATTATGTGAAATCCAATTAAAAAACAACACAGGAAAATATTCTTCATTTAATACCTCGTCTGCTTTATCAGGGAATATCCTGCCAAATAGAGCGGTTAAAATCACCACAGATACACCATCCACTGAAACGATATTTTATGGATTCCTTGAAAGCATAGTTCCGTCTGTTGATCCAATGGGAATAACGACTGCCAAGTTGATTGCATTGGGTTCATTGAAAAGATTTGCAACGACTAATGTTTCAGTACCCATGACTACATCATCAAGGACAGGCGTTGTGGTAGGTGCGATTTTAGATGCTGTTGGTTGGGGAGCAGGAGACAGGACTATCGCCACAGGACAGACAACGATAAACAGATTTTATGCCGATAATACAAATGCC